CGGAACAGATACATTTGCAGATACGGCAGATCAGTATGGACAGGCAGCCGATAATGCAGAGAAACTGGCAGATGCCACAAACGATAATGCTAAGGCAACGAAAAAGGCAAATAAAGAAACAAAAAATTATCTTTCTTCATTGGACGAAATACACAAAGCTACCTCTACAGATAGTAGCTCTTCCATACCATCTTCATCTGGCGGGAGTGGTGGAGCGTCTGGAGGATTATCTGGTGCAGTAAGCAATGTGGATTACGGAAAACTTGCAGAAGGCGAAACGACTATTAAAAAAATGTCCAAGCCGCTTGATTCCATAATAAAGAAGTTTAAAAAATTAGCCAAATTGCTATCAAAAGGATTCTGGGATGGACTAGGCGATTACAAACCGATTTTTGATGATATTAAGGAAAATATTAACTCTATCGGGAAATCCTTGCAGAATATATTTACTGATCCAGAAGTAATTGGAGCGGCAAGTGATTTTTTAGATACATTTGCCTATTCCATTGGAAGAGTATCTGGATCTTTTTCGAGGATTGGAATAACAATTGCTCAAAATCTTATTGGAGGAATAGAAAAATTTCTAAAGCAAAACACCAGTAGAATAAAAACATATTTAATTGATATGTTTGATATTGGATCTGAGGTTGCTCAAATTGAAGGAAATTTTTCATCCGCTCTAGCAGAGGTATTTTCTGCATTTGGTGGAGAAATTGCGCAGCAGATAACAGCCAATATCATAGGGATATTCTCAAATATCTCAATGACTGCTATGGGATTATGTGCAAGACTTGGAAGAGATATGCTGAATATGATCGCACAGCCGTTCATTGATAATAAGGATATATTAAAAAGCGCAGTCGAAGGAACACTTGGGGTTATCGAAACAATAACCGATGGATTATCGACAGTTATTCAAAATCTTTCCGATTTAGTGACCGCATTATACGATGAGCATTTAAAACCTTTTTTTGATTCAATAGCTAATGGACTTTCAACCATTTTTGGAACTTTAATAGATGGATATAACACATATATTCTTCCAGTTATGCAAGGTTTAGCTTCTAAGATAAAAGAGCTTATGGATGGGGAATTGGGAGAAATGTTTGTAAAAGTCCAAACTTTTCTCGGCAAATTAATAGATATCTTAAAAGAGCTTTGGGAAAATATTTTAGTTCCAATAATTAGCTGGATTGTATCAAATGCAATTCCAGTAATAGCAGACGTTGCAAATGTAATTGGCGACACTGTTATAGAGGCAATAAAATCCGTTATTAAAATTATTGGAGATGTATTAGATGTCCTGAGCGGAGTTATTGATTTTCTGAAAGGAGTTTTTACAGGCGATTGGGAACTAGCATGGAACGGAATCAAAGAAACTGCAAGAGGTACATGGAACCTTATAAAAGATATTATATCTGGAGCCTGGGAAGCTATTAATGGAATAGTAAAAACCGCATTAACAATAATAAAAAGTATCATTTCTCTTTCTTGGAACGCAATAAAAACAGTTACTGTTACAGTATGGAATGTTATAAAAACATGGCTGTCTAATACATGGGAAGCAATAAAAACTACAGTTTCGACAGTATTTGACGGAATAAAGTCTAAAATTACAAGAATTTGGGATTCCGTGTCAGAAAAAACGTCATCTATATGGGGAAAAATAAAAACGTTTGTTGACGGAAAAGTAAGTGCTATTCATGATGCAATCGTGGATAAATTTACAAGTGCCAGAGATACGGTCAGAAGGGCGTTTGAGGGTATACGTGATACCATCAAAGATATATTAAACAAGGTGATCGGAATTGCAAACAGCGCTATTGGAACTGTAAACAGTGCAATTGGCGGCATTGAATCAGCATTTACATTTGGACCGTGGAAGGTTCCAACTCCTTTTGGTTCGAGGACAATTGGATTTACAGCTAATTTCCCAAGAGTTCCTACAATTCCATATCTTGCAAAAGGTGCCGTTATCCCGCCAAGATCAGAGTTCCTTGCAGTGCTTGGAGATCAGAAGAATGGTCGCAACCTGGAAGCACCAGAAGAATTGTTAAGGCAGATTGTAAGGGAAGAAACTGGAGGACAGCAGTCTGGCGGAAGCTATAGATTTACCGCACAGCTCAACAGACGAACCATATTTGATGAGATGATTGACGAAGCAAAGTTAAGACGTGATGCAAGCGGTACAAATCCGTTTGAATTGGCATAGGGGGGTGAGAATGTGGCATTTTCAATAAGTAAATCAATAACTGATAGATATAAAATAAATGGGCTTCTCATCCCTCAACCAGATGAGGATATGCAGTGTAACTTTGAGACCACCTATTCAGAAGGAAGTAACCGCACACAGTATGGAAGAGCAATAATAGTACCACTTTATACAGTTATGCAATATAGCTATAAAGCCACAAATGTTCGCGTTGATGAGAAATCAGCTAATCTCGTAAATGCAATCATTAAAGGAAAGCCGTTCATTTTACATCACTGGTTAGCACACAAAAATGAATGGCGTTCAGAAAAGTTTTACGTGGGAAAAATGAATTACAACATAAAACAAGTTGGGGAATACTATTCCGAAATATCATTTAATATGCAGGGGGTGAATCCACTTGATTAATGTATCAAATACTTTTAAAGAAAAATTGCAGGATGGCGAGCAAGTAATTGAAATCGTGGAGATCACCTTTGCTGACGGAACAACAAAGACACTTGAAAACGAGATTATGATCGGCAACAATGACTTTTCCGATTGTGCGGAGAGTAGTAGCTTCCCGGTCGGCGCTACAGTTTGCAAAACAATGAAGCTTGAACTGGACAATACAGAGGATCAGTGGAAAGATTATAATTTCTACCAGGCAAAAGTTCACGCCTATTTGAAACTCCAGACTTCCGTGGCAGAACCAGCCAGTGAATCAATTTGGATGGATGATTTTTATGAGCCGATTTTAGACACTGATGGAAACAGCATAGTTCTGTCCAGAGCCGCGTCGGAAGACCGATATGAGACGATTGATAAGGGTGTCTATACAATTACCACGCCAGAGCAATATGGCGAAATATTGAGCTTTACGGCGCTAGACGACATGTATAAAACCAACGCTAAATATTATAGCGCTCTGACACTTCCACAGACAGTTATAGCGCTGGTAAGAGACACTTGTGAGAGTTTAAATATCCCTATGGGATTTTCTTCTATGGCGCATGGAAATGTTGTTGTTACGGCACTCCCAGATAATATGACATTCCGTCAGTTGATTGGATGGGCGGCAATGTTGGAGACGGCAAACGCCAGAATTGACAACAGAGGTTATTTGCAGTTTATAAAATGGAATTTTGGAGCTGTCGAAAACGGATCCTTAGTTCCATTTAAATTAGAGGATTACGTGAGTAGTCCTACACTTTCCAGTGATGATATTGTAATTACTGGTATCAGAGTAAAAAACAAAGAATCGGAATCCCTGTTTGGAACTGCTGGATATGTGTTGGAGTTAGAAAACAATCTTCTGTCTGACAGTGACCTCGGAACTGTAGCATCATGGATTGGCGGTAATCTGGTCGGGGCCAGATTCCGAAATCTGCAAGGGGATCTGATTTATAATCCTCTGTTAGAGTTTGGCGACATGGCATACAGTTTTGACCGAAACGGCAATAAATATCTCACACCTATTACCAATGTATCATCTCCGTTAAATGGCATTACCACTGTAAAAACGCAGGCAGATGATCCCATCCGAAATAGCAGCACATATATGTCGGAAGCTACAAAAGCACTGGTAGAAGCTAGACAACTTGTTAAGGATGAACGCACAGAGCGCGAAAAAGCCGTTGAAAGGCTAGCAAATACGCTTAAGGAGTCTGGCGGGCTTTATATGACAGAAGATCCACAGGACGACGGTAGTGTAATCTATTATATGCACAATAAGCCGACTCTGGAAGAATCAGATATTGTATGGAAACTCACGGCGGAAGCCATTGGAATTTCTACAGATGGTGGAAAAACCTATCCTTATGGATTTACTGTTACAGGAGAAATGATTACAAGACTGCTATACGCCGAGGGAATCAATGCAAGCTACATCAATGCCGGCGCGCTGATCGTGCGTGACACAAACGGAAAAATTATCTTTTCAGCCGATATTGATAATAACCAGATTGTAATTGACGGCGCATCCGTGCGAATCGGTGCATCACCTTTGGACGGACTGTTAAACAGTATGCAAGGTCAGATTGACGGAAATATCAATACCTGGACCGGGACTCCTGCACCTACACTTAGCAATTACCCGGCAAACGAGTGGCTAACTGATACAGAAATGAGTAAGCATGTAGGTGATCTGTATTATGATGGAGACAGCCATGCTTACAGATTCCGCAATGATGGAAAAGGGTATTACTGGGAAAGATTAAAAGATACGGACGTAACAAAAGCATTACAGGATTCCGAGGATGCTTTAGCGGCAGCTAAATCCGCGCAGGAAGCGGCGGCTCTTGCCAAGAATATGACCTTGCAGCTGAGTAACGAATACCAGGGTGTTTCTGTTGACTCTGATGGAAATTATGGAACGTTTCCTAGTAACGTGAGTACACAGGCGGTCGTAATGTACGGAACACAGGATATTACATCTGATTGCAAATTTACAATTATCAAATCAGATAGTGTAACAGGATCCTGGAATAATGCAACCAAGACATACACAGTAACAGCATTATCCGCTGACGATGGATGGGTAGATATTAAAGCAACATATATCAGTGTTCTATCAGTAGTTAAGAGATTTTCGCTGGCTAAAATTTACGCCGGCAAAGATGGCGTTGACGGCCTCCAGGGACCGAAAGGAGATCAGGGTATTCCAGGCGTATCCCCATCAATACGATACTCTTCTATGCCGAATGGCGAGGACATGACGGATAATCCTCAATATGTACTTTGGCTTGATTCCGATGGGAATGTTATTTGTGATACAGATGGGAACGCTATTTGCATTTCACTTGAAGAAATTCCCTATATTGGATTTTTAAAATCTGGAGCAGAAGTGGGAAGTAATAACCCATCAGATTACACTTGGAGCAGATACCAAGGTTCTAATGGATTATCCCAGCGAACACACTTAGCCTATGCAAACAGTGCTGATGGAAAAACAGATTTCTCTGTGTCGGACAGTAATCGTGAGTATATCGGTATGTATGCGGATTTTACCGAGCAAGATAGTACTAATCCAGATGATTACGCGTGGACACTTGTAAAAGGCGCGAATGGCGCACAAGGTATCCCTGGAAAAGCAGGTGCGGACGGAAAGACGCCATATTTCCACATAGCTTATGCGAATAGTGCGGACGGAAAAACTGGCTTTGATGTAGTTGTCAGTGCCGGAAAGCAGTATATTGGCCAATATACTGATTACGACACGCCGGATGATTCCATTGACCCGACAAAATATAGCTGGACGAAGATAAAAGGTGAACAGGGCGATAAAGGAGAACAAGGTGTACCTGGCAGGACATATTTTATCGAGCTTTCATCTAATATCCTAAAACGAGGTCAGAATGACAAGGTTGTACCAAGTACAATTACGGCAAAAGCTTATTATCGAGATGGCGACAGTGCTACAAGAACGGCATATTCCGGTAGATGGTATGTGCAGACTTCCACGGATGGCTCTACATTTACAAACGTATTGGTTTCAACTGTAAATGAGCCGAGTAAAAGTTATACTGTTAGCTCACTGGATAGAAGCATTGTGTCTGTTAGATTTATCCTGTATGCAGCAGATGGAACTACAAATCAGCTGGATATGCAATCTGTCCCTGTGGTGATAGATGTGGACGCACTTACCCATGAAGAGATATTTAATCTTCTTACAAATAATGGTTCCATGAAAGGAATTTATAAAGAGGGCAACCAGTTATATATTTCGTTCACTTATGCGAAGGGCGGAACGTTAAAGCTTGGCGGTCCAAATAATGGGTATGGCACCTTTGAGGTGTACGACGCGAATGGAAATATAATAGCTCAAATAGATAACTCGGTTGGGTTTAAAAACTTCAAGGGAAAAGAGTGGTTCCAGATAAATGAGTCTGTAGCTACAGCTGGTTACGATTCCTCCCTTGTTCATGGACTTCTTGATTTATCCGCGCAATACTCTGATGGATATTGGACTGTTTTGGAGAGCAAACAAGCTGGTCTTCTTTTAAAAACGGTATCCAGAATGAAAGTGGAGACAACCGGAAGCAGTTCTCTGACTCTCAATGTGCCAGAAATGCCTAAGCTTATAACCGGTAGTAACTTGGGAAAAAATAATAATGGAGATGTTGGAACAATTGCGTCATCCTCTATGCATTATAAAGTACTCGGGAAAACCGTAAAGGAAGACGAACTGGAAGACCTCTATAAAATCAAGGTAATCTGGGCGAAGTACAAAGACGGATATCTTATGGAACAAGACGAACGGTGCGGTAAAGAAATGCCAATGTTTGTTGCAGAGGATATTGACCGCAGATTTCCAATTGCTGTTGACCATGATAAAAAGGGACGTGCTGAAAACTGGAACTATCGTATTATGATTCCTTGTATGTTTGCAATGCTGAAAAATGAGCATGAGAAAGTCAAAGATTTACAATCTGAGCTTGATTCCGTGAAAGCGGAGTTGAACGAATTAAAGCAACTTATCAAACAACATATTTCAATGGAGGTATAAAACTATGGCTAATAATATTTGGAGTAATTACACAGAAAAAACAGCAACACCAGTAGATGCAGATGAAGTAATGGTTCGTGATTCCACAGACGAAAAAAACAAAAGACTTCTTTTTGGCACTTTCTGGAAGTGGGTAGCTAAGAAATTAAACGAGGCTACCATTTCGGAATTGCAGACTAGTAACAAGACAATCATCGGGGCAATCAATGCACTAAATAGTGAGACCAAAAAATACATTAGCAGAGCTGAATATATAAAAACCGAAAATAATCGTACTCTATATCGTATTGCACCAATCGTTTCAGATATTAGCGTATTGTGCATTAATAGAACTGGGCTTTATCTTATAACTCTCGGACAAACTGGTGGAGTATTTAATAATGCATCAGTAAAAAAAATATATGAAGGTGGAAATGATGCCAAAATTCAAATTGGTGAGAATAGAAAAAGTATAATTTTTGAATGTGATACATATTCCAATCCTATTTTTATTAGTGTTTTTAAATAACCTTGTATAATTATTATTTTAGTAAAGTAATCGTCAGATTGTCGCCTGATGATAATACCATTCCATGAAGCCATTCAAGAGATTTGCTTTTAAATGTGACTGTTTTAAAATCTGTAGAAACAGATATTAACAGATCATTGTCTTGGAATGAGTGGAAAAAGCTTGTTTCTTAATACAAAATCTTTTTACACGATACCCAATTATTACTTGACTTATAGGCTACAGTGATTTGATTAGTATTAGCAAAAATTGCGCAAGCGTCAGAGCCGTATGTAGAAGGTAAAAAAATTCCAAAAGACCATGCTGGAATTTTCTCACCAGTATTTCCCACGTTAACACTTGTTCCTCCAACACTTAATAATTTTGCCTTAGTTCCATCCGGCATTTGCGTAATTCTCTCGGCAATATTGGGAAGCGAGTCACTATTTAGTGCATTGATTGCGCTAATGATTCGACTATTATATTATATAAAAATGTGGGGCTGAAATTCACAATTGCTCGTTGTATCATGTACTTATCAATATGAAAGGAATGATATAATGAGCAAATTACAGGAATTTTTAAACCTTGGTGATTATTACGCATCCAACGGCGGGTACCTTGAAAAGAAAAGTAATGCCTATCTGGATGATTTTAAAAAGAATGTAGGATACAACAACTATACCAAATTTGCACGTGATGTAAATTCCTGGGGGCAACCAGGATGCCAGGGGCAGCCGTGGTGTGCAGAGTACCAGTTTTGGAAATTGGTGAAAATCCTAGGAATCACAAAAGCCTTACAGATTATGGGTGGAGGTTTTTACAATTGTGTATCAATCACTAATTGGGCTAAGAAAAAAGGTACTTGGCACAATGCTCCAAAGGTAGGTGCGCTTGTAATCTTCCGAAATGGCTCCCATGTGGCTGATATTCAGAGTTTTGATAGCTCGAGAATCTATACAAATGAAGGAAATACCTCTAGCGCGTCTGGTGTGGTGGCAAATGGCGGAGCGGTTCGCAATAAATCCTACTCCATCAACGATTCAGCAATAGACGGATATGTTTGGATTGATTGGGAAACCTACGAAAGTACCGCAACCTGGAAAAAAACAGGAACCAGAGTGGCGACTGTGAATGATTTATGCGTACGCGAGACACCGAATGGATATGTAATGGGTTCCATTGATAAAGATACTGTTGTTGATATTGATGGAAAGACAAGCGGAAAGTGGACGCATGTAAAAGTTTCCGGTATCGGTATTGGCTGGATCTGGACTGGATATCTGGCAAAGGAGGGTGGCCCCGCATCCGCTACCATTACAGGAAAACAGGACAAGACACAGGTGCTTTTCAAGGGGAATGTAACCGCCACTGTGCTTAATGTGCGTACCTGGGCTGGAACTGAGTACCCGAACATCAAAAAATATCCAACTCTTAACCAGGGAAATGAAGTGGAGGTAATGAATTTTACCCAGAAAGATAAAAACGGCAGCAAATGGTATTATATCCGTATCGCAGGAAAGTATTATGGCTTTGTATCTGCAAAATATGTTAAGAAACAGTAAAAATATCCCGGGGAATTAGCCCCGGGAATTTCTTTTATTTAATTACTGATAACATCAATGAGCCAATTCGTCAGCACATAGAAGATATCATTAATTATTCTTCTGGATTTTTGGGAAAATATCTAGCTGGAAACCAATCTCGTTGCCTTTCCCATAAGCGTTTTTAGTATCTTTTGAGTAGGCAACCTTTTCAATCAAACTTTTAAGCATTTTATTCTTGGATTCTGTGTCAAGGCTCCAATAGTTATCAAGTAGCTCTTCACAGCGCGGGATAAAATCCGACTGTTGTTTTATAATGTTCTCGTCATGTTTGATTTCTTCTTTTAATTTTTCTATAGTATCGGAGCATGACTGGATAGATGCAGATATTGTTTTGGCACGTTCAAGGAAAACCTCAGTGGTATAGATACCCTGTTCGAGTAGGTCATATTGTTTTGCTTTTTGGGCGTTTAAGCTTTCCAGCTCGTTTTCTTTTTCATGTATGAGATTTTGTTTAGAAATTATTGTTAAATCAATAGCCTGTGAAGATGTATTAATATCATTGTTTAACTTATATTTCTCCACAATCTCCCTAATTCCATCAAGCACAGCTTTTTCAACCAGAGATAACTTGCTGCTCACTGTGGGGCAAGACGTATATGGACACATGAGGGTATCTTCCTGCCCGCGCTTTTGATAAGGGCGGCGAACCATGGCGCGACCACATTTGCTGCAATAGACAATTCCGGCAAGTGGATTACGAATCGAGTTTGCTATACTAACTGGGCGAGGCGGGTTCTTTTTTCGTATTTCCTGGACGGAATTATACAGATCTTCTGATATAACAGCCGGATGTAATCCATTACAAATAAGAGTATCTTTTGATCGTGGGCGTGTCTTAATTACTTGACCAGTCTGTATAGTCTTCACTGTTTTTCTCCCATTCCATCGGATTTTCCCGATGTATACCGGATTTGTCAGAATTCCCTGTATACTGGCAGGAGTCCAGTCACCGCCCAGTGCAGATTCTATTCCCATTTCATTTAATTTCCGTGCAATCTTCGCAACTCCGATTTGTTCGCAGCCATCACCGGCATACCAGGTGTAGATCATTTTTACAATCTCAGCTTGAGTCGGAACAGGTCGGAGAGTATAGCCTTTTTCTTTTTCGAGCTTAACTCTTTCGTATCCGTAAGGTGGTTTGTTGCCGCAATACTTACCCTCTTTTACCGATGAGGTTCTTCTGGCGTTCAGTCGGCGCTTGATGGTTTTATACTCTCTGCGGCTCATAAATAGACCAAACTCAAAATATTCTTCATCAAATTCATTGTTTGGATCATATATTTTTGTGGGGGTAATAATTTTCGTGTCAGAATACTGGAAAGCCCTTGACACAATGCCTTGGTCAATAGTATCACCTCTGGCAAGTCGTTCAACTTCCACAACCAGAACTCCATCCCACATACCGGATTCTACCTCATGTAGAAGCTGCTGCATAACAGGACGGTCGGCGATAGTTTCTCCAGATACCACTTCGCGGTAAATTGCGCCCACAATGTACTCTTTTTTCTTTGCAAGATCTAACAGGATCCGTTCATGTCTGGCGAGTGTTTCGCCCTCTCCGTGCGCTTCAGCTTCCCGATCGGCCCTGGATTTCCTTAGATAGATGCATACTGATTCATTCATTTTATCATTCTCCTTTTTTTACTTGTGTGATAATCCAGGAGATGATATAATTATGGTGTAGGTAAGATTTTCTCCGGATTATCTTATTTATTAAAACCGGTTCCTGTTGGTCGCAGGAGCCGGCTTTTTTATTATTTATTCTATTTCATCAATATCAAGAGAATATCCAAAGACTTCTCCAACATCTGTACATTTCCCTTTTAAAGTAACTGTCTCTCCTTTGGTCATGGAAGCTACTTTTGTTTTTTGTTCATCATTTTTTATGTAGCATTGAACTCCGATAATCTCAAAGTCTCCATCAGCCATCAAGTCAATATACTTTCCAGAAGCGTCAATGTTTGTAAGTTTTCCAGTAATTTCAAGATATTTATCTTTGTATTTATCAGACGCTCCCATGGCATTGTTATCAAGATCTGCCATCATATCATTAACTGATACGGAAGTGTATTCTTTTGGTATATCTTCTTTTTTACTTGATGTAGAATTTGTAGATTTCGTACTGGAATTACTATTACTTCCGCCTGTCACCGCACCTATAGCACAAAGGATGATAAGGGTAAGCAGAATCCACTTAAACTTTCCACCTTTTAATTTCTTCCGGCACTGCGGACACACTTTAGCGTCTGCCGGAATCTCTGTTTTGCAATATTTGCACTTTTTGGTCTTTTCCATAGAAAATCCTCCTCATATGGTTTATTTTATCTGATTGTACCACAGCACAAAACAAAATAAAACATAATAATTTATAACAACTTGACAGATTTCGACAAAAATAATACTTGACTTCTAAATGACTTCATGCTATATTGAACATAAGAAGTCAATACGACTTCACAAAAAGAAAGGAGAAACCAATGAGTATCAAAACATTTACGTTAAGACTCACAGAGGAACAAATTGATTTTGTTGGTGAAAAGGCAAAGGAAATGGGGGTGAGCAAAAACGACTATATCCGAAGATTAATTGATGGAGACATTCGTGCAGATAAGGAAGATAGAATTTTGCAGGAAATTATCGAAATCAAGAATATGCTTGAAAAGAGCATGAAATAAGAAAATGGTGCCTGCATAAAAGCGGGCACCTAACCAATTACAATAATTTATATACTTAGAGTAAATTGACATTTATTTGTCATTACAATAAAATGGAATTTACGACAGAAAGGAGACTATGGGTAGACCTAAAAAAGAGATTACAAAAAACACATATTTCCAAATCAGAATGGAACAGGAAATTTATGATTTGCTTGTCACCACAGCGCGCAAACAGGGCGTATCTAAAGCCGAAATTGTGCGCCGTGGAATTGTCGCACAAGCAAAACTTACCAAGGCATAGACCAATATGCCCTTATGGAAAGTTGTGTTATTTTTATAAATCACTCTTCCACGAGTGTCTGTATGATAACACACTTTCCGTAAAAAATCAATATTTTTTTATAGAAAGGATAAAAAAATTATGAACGGATTACAAAAAGTTGAATTTAATGGAACTTTAGTTCTTACTACACAGCAGATTGCGGAAGCATACGAAACTGATACTAAAATTATTCAAAAAAATTTCAGCAGAAATAAAGAAAGATACATTGAGGGCAAACATTTTATTTGCCTTGAGGGTGAAGAATTAAAAGAGTTTAAAACGAAACGTCATTTTGACGATTCGTCAAGACTCAACAAACTCTACCTTTGGACACAGAAAGGTGCTTTTCTTCACGCAAAGTCATTAAACACTGACAAGGCGTGGGATGTATATGACGCTCTGGTGGATGAATATTTCCAGAAGAGAAACGAACTTGCCCTTTCTGGCATTTCCAAAGAACTGCAAGCCGTTATCGTAGTAGATAAGAGAGTAACCCAGGTTGAGAAGAAAGTGGATATTGTCCGGCAGGAACTTGAACGCCTGGAATTTGATTTGCCAATCCTTCCAATTGAAGCCGACAGGATCACAGAGGCAGTACGCAAGCGTGGCGTGGATATCCTAGGTGGAAAAGGCTCGAACGCATACCAAGACAGGTCAATGAGGCAGCGAGTATACAGTAACATCTATGCAGACTTAAAAGCGAACTTCCGTGTGCGCTCCTACAAGTCAATCAAGCGAAACCAGTGTGACTCTGCCTTGAACGTGATCGCACGATATGACGCACCCCTGTATCTCCAGGACGAAATCTATATGATAAACGGACAGCGCTCAATCTGGGACGACTGAACGAAAAAAGTAGAATTTTCTCGATTTTCGTCAAATACAGCATTAATGTAAGAAAATTTGTGCAAGATTGAGATATTGTATAATTGTTATATTGAGAGTATAATATAAACTAATTTGGGAGGAATTTTATGAAAGGAATAAAAAAGCTGGTTATATTTTTTCTGTTCGGAATAATGCTCACATTTTCTGTGCATGCGCCGCTATGTGAGAGTATTGATCCAACAGATTCCGAAGTGATTATTAAGACAAGTGCCAACAATCAATATGTGATACATAATTATACACAGGCGGTTGTATCTGAAGCAGAGCAGCAGTCATTTGTTGTGAAGAAAAGCAACAATATTTCTGCGGAATGTACATGTCATTTCTTTTTCAATCGTTCAAGACAAATGGAGGGAACACTTTTTAAGCAGAGGGCAAGAAGTATGATCCAGTCCGTTCTATATCGCTGAGAAGAGGGTATAATGGAATAAAAGAGAACAAATGTTCTTGCTTGCGTGATATTGGAGGGACGGAAAATGGATTACAAAAAGGAAATTATTGAAATGATAGAGAATACTGAAAATGAGGGCAAGTTAAAATTTGTCTATACGATTCTTATTAAATATCTGAAATCAAAGAAGCAAGGGGATTAACCCTTGCTCCTTTTGTTTAGCGATGAAACTATTTGTTTTATTGCTTTCTTATCTTCTTTATCGAGTGCTTTGTATTCCTCGATAAAATCTAAGATGTCAGGTTCCGACATAAGATTTCCAATTATGGTTGCATAATCATCATCGCTTTTAGAACCCATGAGGTATGTCGGTGTTACTTCCAAAACGCCACATAGAAGTTCAATAGTGTCCATGTCTGGCTTACACTTATCTTTTTCCCAGTCACTAATTGAATTGTGCTTTGCATTGATTTTTTCTGCAAGTTGTTTCTGGGTCAGCTTCTTTACCGTTCTGGCTTGCTTGACTTTCTCGCCAAATGTCATTATCGTTTCCTCCCTTCATAACTAA